TGAGAAGTCGTTGACTACATTTGGTCAACCTGATCCTGTTTCTGAATACAACTCAAAGTTGTGGGCAACAGGCATGGAATCAAACAAGGATTTGGTTCGCAAGCAAAAGCGCCGTCTTTCATATTTCTCAAACATCTTGGTCGTAAAGGATCCTACTCGTCCTGAAAACGAAGGCAAGGTATTCCTGTTCAAGTATGGCAAGAAGATCTTTGACAAGTTGAATGAGGCAATGAATCCTGAATTTTCTGACGAGACAGCAAAGAACCCATTTGATCTTTGGGAAGGCGCAAACTTCAAGTTGAAGATTCGTCAGGTCGAAGGATATCGTAACTATGACAAGTCAGAATTCGATACTGTTTCACCCGTATCTAATGATGATGAAGTATTGAAGAAGATTTGGGATTCTGAATATTCATTGCAGGAGTTGCTTGATAAGAAGCACTTCAAGTCATACGAAGATTTGAAGCGTCGTCTTGAGAAGGCAATCGGTGTATCTGAAAACACACCTTATGCTCCAATGAATGAACCAGAGATGGCATCTGCGCCTGTGTTCAAAGCAGCAGCAGCGCCTGTTGCGGCAACTGCAGCATCTGCGTTTGATGATGAAGATGAGGATCTTTCATTCTTCAAGAATCTTGCGAAAGATTAAGGATAAGCTTCCCACGACTTGCCTAAGGTCATTACATCCCATGGACCTGGCATTCTAGAAGGACTACCAGCACCGCCGGAAGAACCACCGGCGGTGTTATTCGTTATATTAGTAATCGTATCGCCGCCTTGGTTAGTTACAATGATTGGTGCTTTGCTGCTTTCATCACTTGCTGCTTTTTCTGCAGTTTTTGCATTAAACATCTCTGCAAGTCTCGAAATAACAGCATCTGTCTGTGTATCGTCAGGTGTAATATCTTTAGTATAATCTTGATTCTCACCTTCAAGTTGTTTTGAAGTGATACTACCAATATCAAATTTCTTTTCTTCTGTAACAGGTGCTACTGTTGCTTCTGCTTTGCCTATAGCACCACCCATGCTACCAGTATCACCCATTGCTGTGACACCTACATTTGCATTGCTTTCTTGCATGAACCTTTTGAATTCTTGTAGTTTCTTTGATGCTTCATCTATCTTACCGTCTTTCACAAGTTCTTGAATATCGTGGTATACTGCTTTAGTAACGTCAGTCGTAATAACATCTCTACCAGAAATCTCACTTATCTCATGTTTGTCTGCACCAAGCAATCCACCTGATGTTCTTTTACCAAGAAGCTCAGTCATCTTGCTTTTGGATGCTTCTTTGCCGCTTTCATCTTGTGTAGTTTGGTAATCAGATCCAGTGCCCAAGAAACTTCCTGTTTCCAATCCTTTTTCAGCAACCAACGAACCAAGTGCAGTGCTACCAAATAATGATTTTTCTAAAGCAACACCTGATCTCATAGAATCAGTTGATGATGTTTTTCCGCCTTCTTGAGTTACGTTCTTTTCATAATTTCTAGAAGCAGATAACATCTCTGTACCAGAAGTCGTTGCTCCTGTTTTATACGCTTCTTTTTGCTTTTGATCATAATAATCCATAAAGCCTTCAGTATCAGAATCTTCGCCGCCCATCTGGCGCCATTCTTCTAATGATTTTTTGCCAAGGTTCTGACCTTCAAGTGTTCCTCTGTTTCCTCTGTGATAGGCATCTTGAACCTCATTAGCAACACCTTTTATCTTATCACCAATATCACTGAATAATCCTCTACCCGTTTCTTTAGCAGGCATCATTATACCAGTGATATCAGGAGTTACTCCGGGTATTTGTGCTTCTTTATTTACAAGAGCAGGATCAAATTCTTTTCTTCCGGTTGCTTCTGGCATGATGCCCGTAATATCAGGAGTGACCCCAACAGGGAGAATTGGTTGAGATAAAACCTTTTCTTTTTCTTTTTCAGATCTTGATTGAAACCCGTTGGCATTTTGTTCTGTAAATAATCCTCTAGGTCCTTCTTCGCCAGTTACATTTGCACGCTCATCACGTCCAATTTTTTCTTCAAGAGCCTTATCACGTTGCTCAATAGTCTCTTTATTCTTGATATGTTCTGAAGCACCAATCCCGTATAATCTTGTATACCAAGGAGCATCTTTTAATTGTTCTTTTTCTTTTTGTTGTTTCTTATTTAATCTTTCAGTTTCGTCTGGAGTCAAACCAGAATCGCCAATTTTTGTATTCATGCCTGACGGATCTAATCCGCCCATTATATTTTGAGTGGTTTGTTTAGCACCTTCAGGTGTTTTGCCTGTTTCTTCGATGCCATTTAGTACGCCATAACCTAATGCGCCATAAGCCATTGCACCTAATGCAGGTGCACTAGTCAACCCACCCAATAAACGAGAACCTAAACTTCTACCTGCATTTCCAGCAGCACCTGTTCCTATAGATCTTTTAAATCCTCCACCAGCAGCACCTGTTCCTATAGATCTTTTAAATCCTCCAAGGTCAGGTATCTGAAATCCACCGCCACCATTAGGGGCGTTTCCTCCACTAGGAGCACCACCTATTGATCTAGAAAATCCTGTAGTATTAGTTTGTGTATTTGATTTATCTCTATTTTGTTCTTGTAAGCTATCAAGCAAAGAACTCATCGTTTTTTCAAGACGACCAAATAGTTCAGAATTATCTTCAATTGATTTTTGATTTAGTTTAACTAGACTCTTAAGGCTCACTGATTGATCTTTTGTCTCTTTTAAAAGATCTTTAATGTCTACAGCTACTTTATCATCTTTTACCGAAGATGCGCCTTCTTTTAATTTTTCAGCTGCTCCTAATGAACCCCCAATTTGTGCAGTAATTTCTGCTTTTCGTTGAGACATTTCTGCTAAAGCAGCTTTTGCTTGCTCAACGACCTTTGGGTCTTTAGCTTGTTTGATAAGTTCCTTAAGAACATCTGATTGGTCTTTAGCCATTATGCTTTGCCTTTAATTCTTCGATATGTTGGATAATCATATCAACATAGATATCTCGCTCAAAAGGATACATATTCTCTACTTCAGTTAATGAATATTTATGATGATGAATTAAAGAAAAGATAGTTTTATAATAGATCGGAATATTAGAATACCCGATCAGAAGATAAAAAAATCCTTTAACCCACGTAGCACAACTTCTTCAGTTGACCCGTCCTTGTACTTGATTGTTTGCTTGTGTTCTAGGACTGGCATCGTGTCAAGGAATTTCTTGATCTTATCAATACATTCTCTTGGCAGTGAAAGAATAAACTCAGACATTTCTTCTTTAGTAAATTCAGTATACACCTTATTATCATCAAAGACATTATCAATGCAGTCAACAAACATATCAAAGATTGCATCGTCTATGTTATCTGTTTGTGCTTGTTCTAATCTAAGCATTGATTCAAATGTTGGATAACTCATAGCAACGCCGATGTTGTCATAGATGATAAATTTTGTTTCATGTTCAGGATGAAATTTAACTTCTACCTGACTTAAATCAACAACAAATTCTGTTTTCTGCTCACCCTTTCTATATACTAACTCAATGATAGAACCTACGGATTGAGATCTCAATTTGATGAATATATACTCAATATCAAACAATGATAGTTTTGATATATCAATTTCTTCTACACAACAGTTATTGATGATCTGTTTAATCGTATCAAGAACTTCTGAAATATTATCATTATCCTTCAAAAACAAAAGAAGTTTTTCTTCTTTCACAGTATAAGGTCTAAACCCATATGTTTTCTTTGTAGAAGGAATAGTAATCTTAAATACAGGATGTGTTATCTTAGGTAGTGCCATTTCATGTTCTCCATTGTATAATAATTATTAAACACCTTTTGCAATTGCTGCTTGAGCAGCTGCTCTTTGTTGTTCTAATTGCTGTTGGAAAGGTGATGGTGATTGATCAGTTGCTTGTGCTGGAAGATTGTTTCTCAATGATGGGAAATTTAATCCTTTTGGAATTTCAGGTGAGTTATATGGCAATGCGTCTGAGTGCCACAGGTTATATGCAAAGGTCACTGACAGTTTACTAACTTGATCATTCATTTCCCAAGCAAGATTTAAATCACCCAATGTTGAAGGCCATGCATGATCCAATGTATATACAGTAAATTTGTTTCCACGAGAATCATATACATAGATTTGAACTTGTCCTTCATAGTCCTTAGGATATGCAAACTCATAGTAATTTAGCTTTGTTCCGTCAGATGACTTGCGGATGTCACGTGAGAAGTTAACAATATTACCCATCCATTTTTGAAAATATTCAAGAACCTTTCCTTGATTGTCTACAAAGAAATCAAGACGAATTTGACTAGGCACATAATCAGTTGGTCGAGATTCTGGATTACCATAACCCAAAGGACGCACTTGAACAGAATCAAGATGCATACCAGGAAGTGTTGTTGCTTCACAAAGAAATTCAATGTCTTTATTATATTCAGCAGATGCGGCACCCATGAATCCTGGAGGTGTAATACGCACAAGGAAGTGTGAGGGCTTATGAAATCCTTTATACTTATCTATTGCGCTTAAGATTTCTTGTGTATCAAATGCCATTGTTATCTTCCTGCTATGATGTTCATTGAATCTTTGAACACCTTGTTCTTGTTTACTGTAAATCTTTCTAATGGTAAGAATAATGCAATGTCCCATTCAGCAGAAGGAACAAGAAGAAAACGTGTCTTTAGTTGCGACTTCAAGTATTTCTTCACACATGGTTCAAAGTAACGATACTTTGCAGATGAGTTTAATAGATCATAAGAAATTCTTAAGCGTGTTTTCTCGTCAAACTTTTTGTTAGTTGTGATTGAATACAAAGCATCCATTAGACGTGCTCTATATTGCAATGGTAGATAGTGCAAGTTGATTCCCATGAAGTGATCAGCAGTTACTTGAAAAGGAAAGATTAATGGGAAGCGATCATAGTATGGCAATGTGTCTTTATGCTTTGCATCATAGCCAAACATATACATAAACCCAGGCAAGATTGCAGATCTCTGCTGATCTGGATGCTTGTTAATCAAGGATACTGTATTGATTGATCTAACAGCTGCTGCTTTCTCACGATACCAATCACGAGAATCAACGAAACCAGGTCTCATCATTCCTGTGCGACCTTGACTTACTAGATCTGTAAATAACGGCATTTATACGCCTATATCTTTCTCTGTCATAATTTTAAACTGCCATTTGCGATCTGCACAAAACTCTTGTGCTGCTTTCCATTTGGCAATGTTGATTCCGTAGGTCATAACTTCTTTCAGGTATCTTCTTGGATGCTTTGGATTATTCACAGGTTCCTTTGTTTGCACTAAAGGTTTAACCTCAATCATTATAGTATTTATATTACCATCCGCACCTCTTGTCTTGATAACAAAATCTGGGAAGTATCGATGGATCTTTCTATCCTTTGGTGAGCGATAAGGAATGACGACTTCCTCAGACGACCATTCAATGATCTCATCTCGAGAATCAAAGTAGCGCATTAACCTAAGTTCCCACAAACTTCTATAAATAATCTTTGTAGGATCACCATTATATTTTTGTGGATTTTTTGGTCTAAAAGGACCTCTGTATGCCATGTGAGATTCACCATAAATAGATATATAGAATATTTATCAGGAAACAACAATGGCTCTAGGCGCAGTACCATCACAAATTAATTATTTAGAAGATGATACAGGAGTTAATACTCGTATTAACATCTATAAGTATCAGCGTCCTAGACCTAATGCACCTCTTTTGAAAGTTCCTATTACATATTTGACTTTACCTTTACCTATAGCAATGCCTAATGATCATTACAGTATGCAGATTGGCGCAACAGATCTTGGCGAAATTGGAAATCTTACAGGTGGTCGTTCTGGTGAAAGTATGGGTCAATTAACTGATACATTAACAGAGCGTTTAGGTGCTAGTAGCACTGCTGGAGGTATTGCTGCTGCATTAGGTTTAGGTGCTGTTGCTGCCGCACCTTCAATTGCAGATATGGCAGGTGGGTTATCAGCTCTTATGGGTAAGGGTGTTGGTGGTGCAATTGCTGCAAGTTTAGCAGGACCTGCTTTGCAACAAGCACAAAATAACTCTCTAGCAAATTTAGGTCTTGCAAGAAATCCTCATACTGCATTATTATTCAATGGTGTTGATTTAAGAAATTTTACATTTAACTGGAGATTTTCTCCTCGCTCACAAGCACAATCACAAAAGTTAAATACTATCATTAATACAATCAAGCGTGCAATGCATCCAAATCTTACATTAGGTGGGTTTGCTCTTGATTATCCAAATCTATTTACTATCGAATTTAATAATGATAAAGAAGGTATCATTACATTGGGTATGAGTTTCTGTCAAAGTTTAGAAGTAAATCCTACACCTTCAGGACATGTTTACTATAGAAACGGATATCCGTCAATCATTGAGATGTCAATGACTGTCAAAGAATTTCAAATCAAAACTGCAGAAGATTTCCCACCTGATTTTGGTGCTGGTCCCATGGGTTCAGAATCACAGAGAATGGATGCGAGACAAAACTAATGGCTTTTTTCTTTAACTTTCAAACAATCAACTACGCAACTAAAGATGCAAAAAATATTATTGCAAAGGCATCGCTGTTGCCTTCTATTTTAAGCAAGATGGACGGATTCTATCCTTATATTATTAAAGATTATGAACGACCAGATATGATTGCATTTAATGAATATGGCGATGAGCAATTAGATTGGATCATATACTTTGCAAACAATATCACAGATCCTTTCTATGATTGGCCTTTATTCCCGGAAGATTTCAATCGCTATATAGTAAAGAAATATAGTAAATCATTATATGAATTGCAAAGTCAAATTAATCACTATAAGTATACAGGTATTACCAATGAGAGCCAAGAAGACATTGACAGAAAATCATGGTTTATGTCTACAACCACCCATTCACTAATTGATGATACTTCTGGATGGACACCTGTCTATGTTTATGACTATGAGACAGAATTAAATGATGCAAAACGTGGTATTAAACTTTTAAATAGAATCTATGTCCCGCAATTGAAAAGAGAATTAAAGAAAATTTTCAATAATGAACAACTCCAGTAATCCATTTAATGCAAAATTAGAACAGGTTGCTATAACCAAGTTCAATGGCACAGACAAGATGTCTATCATGCCACAGGTTGCAGAATTTACTTTACATCAATCTATCTTTTCACCTATTATGAAAGCTGATATGGCTATCATTGATGGTATCGGGTTGATGGATAATTATCCTTGGTCAGGTGAAGAAATTGTAGAAGTTGAATTGGTTCAAGATGGTGAAGAAACTGCAGGAACAGGTCAAAAACAATTTCATAGAACACTTACATTTGTTATAAGTAGTATAAGAGAAATTTCCATTGATAAAGATGGACGCACCATGTCTTATATTATTGAGCTTGCATCTTATGATGCGTTCATCAATGCAAAGACACGTGTATCTCATGCATACAATGAAGATATTGAAACTATGATTGATAAGGTTTATAAAGATTATATTGTCAAGAATAGAACTACACCAAAACCAAAAGAACTAAAGATCTTCAAAGACACAGAAAAAGTTCGTAAGTTAGTTGTTCCTAATATCAAACCTTTCGACGCTATTGCATGGTTTTGTAAATATGCGGTATCAAGCAATCCTGAAAAATATTATACTCATATGTTTTATGAGACAATAGATAACTATACATTCAAGGCATTACAGAAAATTACTTTCAGAGATCTAGAAGATACTACTGCATTGCTTGCTGCAGCAAAAGAAAAGTATATCTATGTTGGCGATATCTCTTTGATTAAAAACAATCCAAAAGCGCTTCAACAATTAGAGTCTAGAGGATTTTCTGATTCTCGTATCATCAATGATATGAAGATAAACAAAAGATATTCTGCTCTTGAAAAGATTGTTGGCGGATATTTTGAAAACGAATTAGTCGAAATTAATATGCTTAAAAACGACTATAAGATCACAAGAAAAGAATTAAAATATAAAGATTATGAATTCAACACAATCAATCCGGGCAAAGGTTATAATACTGCAGAGTATATTGAAAATGTAAAAGATGAATATAAAGAACCTGAAACTTCCGCTCGTATTCGATATATAATCAATAACTATGATGATGAAAATCAACCAAGTTTTAGAGACAAATTTGGTCGTTCTGCTATGTCATTCATTGCATTTCAACAAGTAGATCTTTCTATTGCAATCAATACTAACTTGCTCATGCGTGTCGGCGATATGATTTTCGTTGAATTGCCAGAATTTCATGGATTCAACTTGAATGATGCTGATCAATATCTTTCTGGTTTTTATATAGTATCGGAAATTAAAACTATTATGAAACAGGGTGGGCTTAGTGCTTCTTATGTTAGAATCAACCGTGATTCCTTCACTAGAGATCTCGCACTAAAACACAACTATGTTTTTTCATCAAATGATCCTCAAGTATCAACAACAAATCCGATGGGACCTAGATAATGATAGTAGATGATCTTTACGGTTCTCAGCAATATAGATGGTTTACAGGTATCGTAAAAGAAATTGCTGACAACGACCGAGTAAAGGTTCGTATCTTTGGTATTCATAAGATGGATGATACTACAGATGTTTCTGAAGGCGATCTGCCATTAGCAATGGTTGTATATCCAACAAATAGTTCAGGTGGTGGACATGCGCTTGCTCCTGGCAAATGGGTTGTTGGATATTTTGCAGACGGTGATGATTGTCAGCAACCAGTCGTTACGGGTGTTTTAAAGGGCGGTTCTGGTGCAGGAGATAATTCATCTTCGTCACCCTCTGGCACAGCAACTCCTGGTGCAGATGGGTCTGCAACAGACACAGGAACACCCACAACAAATTCTAGTGATAGTCCTGCTGCAACAGCCTCGCCGACCGATCTTAAAGGCGGATCTAATGTTCAAAAAGCATATAACTTCTTGTATGAAAGAATTCAACAGTCAGGCAAATCAGGCGGAAGTATTCATATTCAGACAAGCGCCTTGTGTGCAGCGCTTCTAGCAGAATCCGGATGTAATCCTAGATCAGCAGTAATGGATTCTAACAAATGGCCTTCAAAAGGTATTTGTCAGTGGAACAGAGAACGTCTATGGAAATT